TACTTGGTGAGAAACTGAAGAAAAGAATGTCACCTTGGGGTCTTGTAACTGAAGAAGAAACATTTATCGCAGGTCGTAAACATATTTCATATGATATTGGTGGAGTATCACAGTTGGACTATCTTGACTTGTATAAGAAATTTACTTACAAAGCACAAGAGTCATATCGATTAGATTATATTGCAAGTGTTGAACTTGGACAAAAGAAACTTGACCACTCAGAGTTTGACACATTTAAGGACTTCTATACAAAAGGTTGGCAGAAGTTTGTAGAATATAACATCATTGACGTTGAACTTGTTGACCGTCTTGAGGATAAGATGAAGTTGATTGAACTTGCAATCACAATGGCCTATGACGCAAAGGCAAACTATGTTGATGTATTCTCACAGGTTCGTATGTGGGACACTATTATCTACAACTATCTAAAGAAAAAGAATATTGTTATTCCTCCAAAAAATAGATCTCAAAAAGATGCAAAGTATGCAGGTGCATATGTTAAAGAACCGATTCCCGGAAAGTATGATTGGGTGGTTAGTTTTGACCTTAACAGTCTATACCCTCATCTTATTATGCAATATAATATTTCTCCTGAGACTTTACTAGATGCAAGGCATCCATCTGTTACAGTTGATAAAATTCTTGATCAAGATTTAACATTTGAAATGTATAAAGATAGTGCTGTTTGTGCAAATGGTGCGATGTATCGAAAAGATGTTCGTGGTTTTCTACCAGAACTGATGGAAAAGATTTATAAAGATCGAACCATATACAAAAAGAAAATGTTGGAGGCAAAGCAACAGTATGAAAAAACAAAAACCAAGAAGTTGGAAAAGGAGATTGCAAGGTGCAACAATATCCAAATGGCACGGAAAATACAACTTAATTCTGCTTACGGTGCTATTGGTAATCAATACTTTCGTTATTACAAACTTGCGAACGCAGAGGCCATCACTCTATCTGGACAGGTATCAATCCGATGGATTGAAAACAAAATGAACCAAAAGATCAATCAAATTTTAAAAACGGAGGATGTTGATTATGTCATTGCTAGTGATACTGATAGTATCTACCTTAACTTGGGCCCTTTGGTTGATGCTGTATACGAAGGGAGAGAGAAAACTAATCAAAGCATTGTTGCGTTCCTTAATAAGATCTGTGAGATGGAATTTGAAAAGTATATTTCGAGTTCTTACGAAGCGTTGGCCAACTACGTCAACGCTTACGAGCAGAAGATGTTCATGAAACGTGAGAACATTGCTGACCGTGGAATCTGGACTGCTAAGAAAAGATATATCTTGAATGTCTGGGATAGTGAAGGTGTTCGTTATGCGGAACCTAAACTCAAGATGATGGGTATCGAAGCAGTTAAATCATCAACGCCTGCACCTTGTCGCACCATGATTAAAGATGTTCTTAAACTTATCATGACAAAGACAGAGGATGATGTCATTGACTTCATCGAAAACTGTCGAACAAAGTTTAGGTCATTACCACCAGAGGAGATATCATTTCCAAGAACTGTGAGTAATGTCAAGAAGTATAAAAGTGTCAATGCGATCTATGAAAAGGGAACACCGATTCATGCTCGTGGCGCCCTTCTCTTCAATCATTATGTGAAGAAGAATAAACTCACACAAAAATATTCTTTGATTAATAATGGTGAGAAGATTAAATTTTGTTATCTCAAAAGACCAAACCCAATCCAAGAGAATGTAATATCATTCATTCAACAATTCCCAGAGGAACTTAACCTTGACAAATACATAGATTATGATCTACAATTTGAGAAGTCGTTCCTTGAACCTCTCAAGATTATCCTTGACTCCATCGGATGGCAGGCTGAGAGAACTGTAAACCTTGAATCATTTTTCGTATAATGGATTTTTTAAAAGAAATAGTAAAAGAGATAGGAGATGAATATACGCAGATTGCGTCAGATATTGATGAGACTGAAAGATTCATTGATACAGGATCCTACATTTTTAATGGACTCATTAGTGGGTCTATTTTTGGCGGGGTTAGCAGCAATCGTATTACTGCCATTGCTGGTGAGTCGTCTACTGGTAAAACTTATTTTTCACTTGCTGTCGTCAAGAACTTTTTGGACACTAACCCTGATGGGTATTGTCTCTATTTTGACACTGAAGCAGCCGTCAATAAAGGATTACTGGAGTCTCGTGGAATTGATACGACACGGTTGGTTGTTGTGAATGTCGTAACAATTGAGGAATTCCGAACAAAGGCACTGAAGGCCGTAGATATATACTTAAAGACAACTGAAGAGGATCGCAAACCATGTATGTTTGTGTTAGACTCATTAGGTATGCTTTCAACAGAGAAAGAGATTAAAGATGCACTAGATGATAAACAAGTTCGTGACATGACCAAATCACAACTTGTCAAAGGTGCATTCCGTATGCTCACACTCAAACTTGGTCAAGCAAACATTCCACTAATCGTCACAAACCACACCTATGATGTTATCGGTTCTTACTTCCCTACAAAAGAAATGGGTGGAGGCAGCGGTCTCAAGTACGCAGCATCTACAATCATCTATCTCTCTAAGAAAAAAGAGAAGGACGGAAAGGATGTCATTGGAAATGTTATCAAAGCAAAGACTCATAAATCACGTTTAAGTAAGGAGAACAAGGAAGTTGAGATTAGACTTTATTACGACGAACGTGGACTCGATAGATATTATGGGTTATTGGAACTGGGTGAGAAGCATGGAGTCTTCAAACGTAAGGGGAATCGAATTGTTGTTGGTGAATCTTCCGTTTATCCTTCTGCTATTCTGGCCGATCCTGATAAGTATTTCACGAAAGAAGTAATGCAGCTTCTAGAAGAAGCATCAAATGAAGAGTTTAGTTATGGTGAATGATGGATCGTATTGAGAAAGTCATTCTAAGAAACCTAGTTTATAACGAAGAATATTTAAGAAAAGTTCTACCATTTATTGAACCTGATTACTTCAATGATAGGAATGAAAGAGTTGTATTTGAACATATTACTAAATATGCTGCAGAGTACAATAGTTTGATAACAAAAGAAGTACTCCAGATTGAGATTGAAGACAGACGTGATATCACACAAGATGAAGTCAAAAATATATACGGAACGATAAATGAACTGGAAGATATTGAATGTGACTTTGAATGGTTAAGTGACACAACGGAGAAATGGTGTCGAGACCGAGCAATCTATCTAGCATTGATGGAGTCAATCAAAATAGCAGATGGACAAGATGATAAAAAAAATCGAGATGCAATACCAACAATACTATCAGACGCATTATCTGTATCCTTTAATCGCAATGTAGGCCACGATTACTTAGAGGACTATGAAGAACGGTACGAACTTTACAACAGGAAAGAAAGTCGAATTCAATTCGACCTTGAATACTTTAATAAGATTACAAAAGGAGGTCTTCCAAACAAGACGCTCAATATCGCACTTGCAGGCACTGGGGTTGGTAAATCTCTGTTTATGTGTCATCATGCTAGTTCTGTTCTTTTAGAAGGTAAGAACGTCTTATACATAACATTAGAAATGGCAGAAGAAAAGATTGCAGAACGTATTGATGCAAATCTTTTAAATGTAAACATACAAGAGATTGTTGATTTACCGAAACCAATCTTTGAAGGCAAGGTAACTAATCTTGCAAAGAAAACGCAAGGATCACTTATTATCAAAGAGTATCCTACTGCATCTGCACACTCAGGTCACTTCAAGGCTTTACTTAATGAATTAGCCTTGAAAAAATCTTTCAAACCTGATATAATATTCATAGACTATCTAAACATATGTGCATCATCACGTTACAGGGCTGGATCAAATGTTAACTCGTATTCCTATATTAAGGCGATTGCTGAAGAGCTCAGGGGTCTTGCAGTTGAAGCTAATGTACCTATCGTCTCCGCTACTCAGACGACTCGCTCTGGCTATGGTAGTAGTGATGTCGATCTTACTGATACAAGTGAATCCTTTGGTCTTCCAGCCACTGCTGATCTTATGTTTGCTCTTATATCTACTGAGGAACTTGAAGGGTTGGGGCAGATAATGGTCAAACAACTTAAGAACAGATACAATGACCCAACATATAATCGGAGATTTGTTATTGGAGTTGACCGAACAAAGATGAGATTATATGATTGTGAACAAACTGCACAAGATGATTTACTTGACAGTGGACAAGAGGTGGAGTATAATGATGAAGATAAAACAACAAAGAAATTTGCCGAGTTTAAGTTTTAAAAATGTCTGGAGATTACAACACTCACAACAATCAACAACCAAATATCAATTATACAGACCATACCGTTGACCTTTCTAAGTACGCTGTATTCGTGGATGGTGTCACATCCGATCCCAGTAAGGATTATCAATCTTTTGTTGAAAGTCTGGATGACCTTGACGGACAGGGTTCCAATATTCACAGACTTCTTACTGCTGCTGTTGGTGTCAGTGCTGAGGGTGGTGAGTTTATGGAGATTGTCAAAAAAATGGTTTTCCAAGGTAAACCTTGGAGTGACCACAATCGAAAACATCTTGTTATTGAGTTGGGTGACGTTATGTGGTATGTGATGCAGGCATGCATGGCACTTAATATTACACTTGATGATGTGATTGCTGGTAATGTAGAGAAGTTAAAGAAAAGATATCCAGGCGGAGAGTTCGATGTTTACAAATCAGAAAATCGTTTAGAAGGAGACTTATGATCAACTTGCGAGACCAGATTCTAAAAAGTCAGATTGCATACTACAATGGTTTGATTGCAAAACATCAACAGAACGTTGAAATATATTTGAATCAACCTGTGGGTATTGGCGAACATCCAGATGTGATGGGAACTATCGATGGTGAGATAAATGCCATTGCACAAGCACACGAGAAGATTGAGATTATAAATCATTATTTTTTAGAGAGGTGACAGTTGTAAAACTGTCTCTCTGATGGTGACGATAAATACTTAATATGTTAAAATTAAGTAGAACGCATAAGGTAAATGCCAACAGTATCACCATATTATCAACAGAGGGGCGTTGCTAATCCATATTATGTTTTGGATCCAGCTACTGTTACGCAAACCATATCTGCATTGAAGAGTGAGGGAATAGATGATGTAAATCAAAGAGGATTATTGTTTAAGGCGACTGA